CAGGCATAATAACTCCTAAGAAGACGCCATACCAGGCTTGCCGGACAAACGGTTCATCATAGCCCGCTCACGAGCCTTACGCTTCATTTCTTCGTCAGCCAACTTAGCATCCTTCTGCGGAGCAAGACGGTTACCCATACTCGACTGGTCTCTATACATGGTTAAATTCTCCTCATTAAAGCATCCCGCCTAGCAGCAGCTTTAACATCGCGTTCCTTGTAACCCGCCCTATCAGATACTCTACCAACAGTGGGCATAGGACGTCCACTCCCATAATGCTTCTTACCCGCGGCATACGGATTAAAACCACCACCAGCTTTAGGGGCGGAACTAAACTGAGATCGCATATTACGCATTACGTAATTTCCTTAGACACTGTTTGCTTAGCATTAACGTAAGTTGTTAATGAGAATAGTCTAACAGGTGAATCAGCTTGAACTCCGGTAGTAGTAAACGACACTTTGTAATAAATCTGTCGGAACCGGAGGCTCTTCAAGAATTTAACAAAGATGCGACGGAACGTGAGAGCTGTTTCCGTAACCGAGGTTTCTACTTCACCACTGCCTGCCGTGGGACTCTGCCACGTAAACCCAAGCATTGTGGCCCACGTACTTGTGTCAAGAAGTGTCTGCCACGACACAGTAAACGTTTGAGTAATCGGCACCGCAGTTCCTACGACAGTACCCTTAAACCGGGCATCCAAACCCCACCAAAACAGGCGTTTGTAAATACCACTAGCCTGGTAGTTAAAGTTCTTTGTCTGAATGTTACACACCATGGTCTCCGCCACATCCGTGTATTCGTCAGTAATCTGAAGCAACGGTGCCACACGGGTACCGCCCAAAGGTACAGCAATGTTGGAGTGGGTCAAAACAATGGATTTATCTTCCGTATTGTTGCGGTAAGCCATCTTGCACAAAGTTCCATAAGTGGTTGAGTTCCATTTAGTCCACGAACGAGTCTGCAAACTGTACACAAACATTTGGTCAAAATACGTAAAAATGATGCGCTTATTAAACTCAGACACAGAATAATTGTTGTGAACACCTGTCGTAGTCGTAGCCTCAAAAGGTGTTTTAACGTTGATCTGAGCTGCCCTACTGTTAGTAAACTCGTAAGCTTTCTCGTCATACATAAAATAAATGTAGGACTCGAACTGGGTAATCGCGTACCGCGAGTTCAAACCAACTGTCGGAAGAATCAGTGACACGGTGGCTGCTGCCGGATCTGATGTGTATTGCAGCCCGTACACAGAATTTGTACGAAAAATAAGCAAAGAGTTGAAGTACACGACAAGTTGCACAATGTTTTGACCGTCACCAGTACCAATATCAACAAAATCGTTAGTTGCCTGCCACAGCGTAGGGTCAGCTACAGTGCGGGAACGGTACAGTCTTGTACCCTGGTTTGTGCTGTCTTTACCCTCGGCAACCCACAACCTACCTTTAAACGACACAATAACATCGCCCTCCGGCATGTTACTGTCGGCAACAAAACCACCAGAAGGCGTCCAATACCCGCCAGGGTTAGCCGAACCAACATGGGCGGTCAACCAAGCCTTATCATCAAACTGTACAAATCCGGCAGCCGCAATAGTATTTGTAATCAAAACCCAAGCAGTACCATTAAAATAATATGTTTTAGAATCATTGTCGCTGGCTAACAAATACGACACAGTTTCGGACACCTGAAAAATCCCCAAGAACTCCATGTCCCCTGTGGTCCCAAGTGGAAAATCGATGCCTAAATCTTCGATGGGTGGGCGTGATTTTAGGGACCCGTCAAGGTCTAGTTCAAAGTTTTCGCATACTGTTAGTTCGTTGTCTGCGATGGCGGTTGGGTCACTGAATGTGTTGAGCCCTCCGACGAATGGGCCTACCTGTATCGGCTCACCTGGCATAGTGGCTCCTAGTTAAGCTCGAATGTGATGTTTGTTTCGTAGGTCATGGTGGCAGCAAGTCGTTCTGTTTCGCCTCGTTCTGCAACACTGGCGCTGTATTCGGCTTGTTTCACAGCCATCATTTGAGGGTTTTCGTCCATTTCGTAGGCTTTCATTAGCACAAAGTTCACAATGTCTGTGAAGGTTTCGTCAGGCAACGACAGAACATCTGTGGTGGTAGCGGTGACATCTGCTGGTTGCGCGATGTAACGGATGAGCATTGTGTAGTCTTTGTTGGGCACTGGCCAGAATGTGATGTCCCCACCCCACGCATACCAGAACTGTGGGGAGCCTGTCTCGGTACCTAAAGGATCTGCAAGTGAGATGCTTTCTTCAGCTTGCGAAATGGGGATGTTTCCTACCCGGCGACCATCGAGCAGAAGAGAAGCAATAGAATCGATTTTGGGGGTAACAGAAGTCAGGGCGTAAGTTGCGGTACCGGAAGTAACAGCCACCGTAGCTGTCGTCTGCAAAACTTGGTTTTGTTTAGAAATGTCAACTTGTGCTTCGTTAATCCAACGCACAATATCAGCGTTAGTTAATTGGACGCCAGATTCGTCACCGAAAATACGTTTAACAACGTTGTATACGTCACCTACAGTTTTAGTGGGGGAACTATAACTCATCGCTCAAACTTTCTCCCGTTGTGGGTAACCGTGTGGAGCTTGTTCCGTCCCCCGCTCGCAAGAAATTCTATATGGTCGAGTCTATCCTCTAAATCGTCCTCTTGTCTCTTATAGTCTAATAGTTTTTTAGCATTTTCTTCAGCCTCAATACGTTTCAAAACGTTATCTGCACCGTGACGTACAACATCGCCATCGAAAAGCCATGCCAGGACTTTGTGGGGTTCTTTCATGTCAGTTTCCGACATATAACGCACAATATACTCGGGCATGTTATCCGGCTTATCCAAAATAGCCCAAGGTTTTTGTTTCTCCTCAGGAGTAGTTCTATCTTTTTGCGGAATATAAACCAACGAATAAGTTGGTTTCAAATCCTGCAAAACTTGTGCGAAATGCACATGATCGTCATTGACGAACTCGCCAAGGTCGGAGTTGAATACGTTTGCTGATTGTCCTAGAAAAGTTTGCATAACCTTAGTTTAGCTTATGCCCCGGATAAGTCACCCCAAGTGACACTGCCGAGGCTCACTGTTTGAGTTTCACCGTTGTAAGCAAGTGGGGATGTTGCCGCAACAACGCCGGGGTCTCCCTGCGGTCCTGTAGCTCCGGTTGCGCCCGTTGCGCCTGTGGCCCCCGTATCCCCTTGAATCCCTTGTATGCCTTGTATTCCTTGGATACCTTGTTCACCCTGCGGGCCTTGGGCACCAGTAGCACCAGTGTCACCCGTGTCGCCTTTAGCTCCGGCAGCCCCAACAAGTGACTCTAGCCATTCAGATTCGGTTCCGACAAACCCGTCATCAACAGCTACTTCATAAGCTGACGGTCCCTCTGGTCCTTCAGGCCCGACAGTTCCACCAGCTTTGTTAATCCAAGCCCCGTCAGCTTCGCTGTAAGCAATAACATCGTCGTCGGCAAGAGTGTCGATTTCAACATCAATAATTTGTTTACCGGCGTTGTCGGTGTAAAACTTGTATTCGTAGTCGGCAAGCGTTAAACCTTCTTCCAGTCCGGAAGTGCTTTGATAAAAAAGTATTTTCTTATCCATAATGTTTCCTAAACGGTGTCGTCCACAATGTATGTACCGGCAATGTGAAAATTATCTGCTGTCGACAGGGTTGTAGGAAAACTTGATGTAAACGCCACATCTTGCACACCACTAGCTACCTTGTCAGAGCTGAAAAGCTGCAATTCATCCGACCCAGCATCTACATGCCCCGAAATATGGTACTGAGTACCGTTATCGTGCAGACACCCCTCACGGAAAATGTACGCATACTTCGACGCAAACGGCAGCGTCAAATAGTATTGCCCCGTACCAAAACTGGTGATGTTGTCGAAATCAACTTGAATCTCAAAATGAGTAGTGCTGCCCAAAATGACGTAACTAGCGGCAAACAATGGGTCGCCATCAAACGTAGGCTGAGTCCCAGCAGTACCACCCTCAACCGCATACGTGCGATTAATACCCATATAACGGTTATTACGGTAAAACTCGTGTCGATAATCGTCCGTCGACAAACCCTCCGGCAAAAGAGTGCTAGTTGCATAAAACGGATACTCAAACTCCACAAAAGCTCCTAAAAATGATGATAGCCCAACCCCATTATAGAG